GGATGCACTGGCCCTGATGGCAGGCCCTGATCCGGGCGCGGCTGACTACCGGGTAAGCCTTGGTCGGGTTTCGGCTGCGATCCAGGCAATCCCTGATCGGGACGCGGCGGTGGCGGCATGGCAATAGGATGGCTTGGCACCCCTGGGCTGGGCCAGATAACGCCCGGAGGTGTCCCTGGCGGCGCGATAACGATGGGATGGCTTGGCACCGGCGGCGGCCACACGCCCAGCGGCGGCGGCGGAATTGGCAGTGAGTTATCGATGCCGGGCTGATTGCCGGGAAGGCCCTGATCCGGATACGCGGGCGCCCCGGGCAAACCCTGATCCGGGTAGCCGTCAGGATGGGTCTGGACGTTCAGAAAACCTCCGGTCACGCGAACTGTTGTCATCGTAAATCTCCCTTTGAAAGTTACGGGGTTGGCATACCCTGACTTCGACCCGGTATGCGGGCGGGACCACCGGTCCCCGGACGGTTGCCGTTGGCGCCGTAGACCTGCAGCGGCGGAACGTGGGGGCCCAGGGGTCCCTGGGTGCCTGGTCCCGTCATGGCGTTGGCCATCCCGGCCGGTCCCTGCGCGGTGGGGTCCTGGCCCGGCCCTGGGGGCCGCGGTGGTCCCCGGCCGGCGCCGGTGGGACCAGGGCCTGCCCCAGGACCAGGCGCCCCTGGCGCCTCTCCTGGTGCCCCTGGCGCCACCTGTGGCCGTCCCATCAGCTGGTTCAGCGCCTCGATGCTGGGGGTGCCCTCCGCGAACGCCTCGGTCAGGTCGATGTCGTCGCCCATGCGGCGCATCAGCTGCCGCGCCAACCACTCCGGCGAGATGCCGGGAATGCGCTGCAAGAGGGGGATCAGCTGGGTGAGGACCTGAACGTCTTCCTGACGGTTGGCGGGACCATTGGCGCCGACGTCGACCTCCAGCCAGACGTTGTCGGCCACCGTCTGCGGGTCCAGCGCCGGCCACACCGCGCCTGGTCCCACCACCTTGGTGACTGTCTGAGGCGACACGTTGAGGACGAGGATCTGAGACGACGCCTGGGCCAGCTCGGTCATCGTGTCGTTGATGTCGTCCACGGTCGAGGTCAGGTCGGTATTCTGCGAGAACTGCGCCACCGAGACCTCGGTCGCCGTGGCGTTGCCCGACGTGGTCCCCTGGTCCGCCTGGTCGCTGCCCAGCACACGCAGGACGTCCTCGAACACCGGGGCGGTGTCATACACCGCGGCGTCGATCGGCGGCATCTTGATGACCTGCAAGACGTCATCGATCTTCTGGCCGGGGGCCAGGGCGTTGAGTTCCAGGAGCGCGTTCGCCGGGTGGGTGCGCAGCTTCTCCAGGTCCGGTTCTTCGAGAAGTCCCGCCGCGACCGCGGTCTTGGGGCGGTTGGCGCGGCGATGCTCGCGCAGGCCCTGGCGGGACCGGTTGAGTTCCAGCTGCATGTCGCGGATCAGGTCGATGTCGGACTGGGGAAAGAGGGTCTTTTCGTCGTAACCCTCGTTCAGCACGATGGCGAACCAGGGCCAGAACCGGGTGATCTCGGCCTCGGGCGCGGTCGGCTCCTGCAGAAACTCGGGATAACCGTCGCACACGACGTAAACCGTGCCGTCCTTGCGGTTGTAGATCTCCCAGACGCAGGCCAGGCAGATGACAGTGCTGGTCCCGTCGTCCCGACCGTCGCCGTAGCCGGCGCTGTAGTGCTGCTCGCCGGTGGGTTCGTAGCCGGTCGAATTGCCGTCCTCGTTGTAGGCGGTGTAGCTGGTCCCGACGTCGACCATGTAGATCTCTTCGATCTCGTCGGGGGTCAGGAGATACTCCTGCGCCACCCAGTTGGCCCCCAGGAAGCCGCGCAGGCTGCGGCACCGGGTGTCCGGGATGATCGCCGTGCTGTCCGGATAGTCGAAGGTCAGCCCCTCGCGCACCACCAGCTGGGTCTCCGCGGTGAGGCTGCGGATCGCCAGTTTCAGTTCCTCGGCGTCGGCGCTGTCCGGCTCGATCTCGCGGTCCGCCAGGTCGGACGCCAGGCGCTCGATGTTGGCGACGCGCTCAGACATATCGGCGATGCGGTGTTCGATCTCGGGCGACATTTTCATCGCCCGTTGAAAGCCCAGTTTGACGTAGCCGACGCCGGTGACGATCGCGCGCCGTATCGACATCTTCATGGACGACTTGAACGAGTGGGTCTGCTCCTGGATGTTGTATTCGTAGAGCAGCTCCAGCGTGCGGCCGATCTTCTTCATGATGGCGTCGAACTGCTGCACCTGGGCGGCGTCCTGCAGGATCATCATGCTGTGCGGATCGGGCGGCATGCCCACCTGGGCGCCCGCCATCGCCGACTGCTGCGCCTGCATCAGCTGCGCCTCGGTGCCGTCCCAGGTCTGCGCGATCAGCTTGGGCTTGACCTTGGCCTGCATCTTCGGGTTGTTCGGGTAGAGTTCCGCCGTGCGCTGCAGGACGTGGCGGATACAGATGTTGGCGACATAGCGGTCGTCGCGCTTGCCGATTTCCTTGCTCAGATCCGGCCACTGGCGGCCCTCGCAGAACTCCATGTTTTCGCGCATGCGCTTGAACTGGGCGCGCCAGTGCCGCTTGGCGCGTTTGACGCGGTCCTGCCAGCGGGTGACCAGCTTGCGCCTTGCGTCGTCCGGCGTGGGCCGGTCCCGCGGGACCATGGTGGTCTGAGCCGTGCCAGCGACTTGGGAGAGAGCTGGGTCTGATTGAGCTAAAGCAGGTCCCGGTGGTCCCATGCCCATGCCAGGGTCCATCATCCCAGGTGGTCCCATACCTGTAGGAGGTGGCCCCATTATGCCGCTCACCAGAACCTCCCGCCGCCGAACAGCACCAGCAGCAACAAGATCAGCACGATGAGACCGATGCCGCCGAACGCCTGGCCCCCGTAATGGCCTGCCTGATAGCCGTAGTATCCGCCGCCGAAGCCGCCGAACAACACCAGCAGAACCAGGACGACGATGATCAGGTTCACCGGATTGGTGCCCCGAAAACGCCCCAGCCCAACAGACCGATCAAGATAAAAAAGAGCAGGCTGAACGGCCCGAAGCTGACCAAAGTCTGTTGATTACGCCAGTACCAGCCACCACCGAACACTATTGCGATGACGTATATGATCCAAAACCATATCGCTGCACTCATCACCAACCTCCCCCGGCATAGCCGAGTTTCACGCTGCGCTCGGCCTGGTCCCGCTGCAGCTTGAGCCAGCCATAGGTGTGTTCCAGGGGTTTGCTGTCGTCTTCCTTGCGCTGGGCCCCCGCCGGGACCTGCAACGTGAGGCCCAACCCGATATATGCAAGTGTATCTACGAAGTCGTCGTGCGCGTCGTACGGGAACTTCAGCATCTGGTCCCGGGCGGCCGGCCACCAGGGCGCGCGTTCGGGGAAGCGCACACGGTTCATGCTGAGACGCCCCTGGATCGACTGCGCGCGGGTCTGTTTGTCCGCGATCGGCTGCATCTCGATCACCGAACAGAACGTGTGCGTCTCCAACATGCGCTTGCGCAGAAACGGCCCGATGGATTTAGAAATGTGAGATCGTTCCGCCCACCAGAACAGAGGCTTATGCAGCTTCATCATGCGCAGCATGCTCTCGACCGTCTGTTCGGCGGTCATCTGCCGCCACACCAGGTCGGGCAGAACCCAGATCGTGTCGTCCTTGTCGACGCCGATGACCAGGAGACAGGTCTTGTCGCTGCCTTGTTTCAACGCCACCGCGTGGTCAGAGGCGGCATAGCACCGCAGATTGGAGGGCAGATCGTTAGGCTTGTAGGTGTGCAGCCAATCGACCGAGAAGAACGTGCCGCCGGCAGGCGAGGGCCGGCCCTGATAGAGGGCGCTGAACCCGCGGTGGTCTCGCCGCTGCAGCGATTTCAGATAGGTCTTGCCGAACCGGCCGGGCCAGAGGGGTTCGTCCACCGTGCGATGCAGCGGGTCCTTACCGTCATCAAAGGCGAGGGCCGGCAGATCGATGATATGCCACTCGGCGGCCTCTTCGGGGTCGTAATAAGAATTATGCGGGTCGGTGAGGCGCCCGATCAGATCGTCCTGGTGCCAGCGGGTCTGGATGAGCAGGATCTTGCCGCTCTCGTCCATCAGCCGGGTGGCGATCACCTGGGAAAACCAGGTCCAGAGCGTGTCCCGGATGGTCGGGCTGTCCGCCTCCATGCGGTCCTTGATCGGGTCATCGATGCACAGAAGATCGCCGCCGCGGCCGGTGGTGGTCCCGCCGCGTCCCACGAAGGCCAGGATACCCCCTTTGGTGGTCTCCAGCCGGTCGCTGGCCTTGCTGTCGTCCTTCAGGACCACATCGGGGAACACCTGGGCATAGGCGGGGGACAGCATGATGTCGCGCACCGCGCGGCCAATGTCCTGGGAGAATTTCTCGTTGTAGGTGCCGAAGATGGTGCTGAGTTCCGGGTGCAGCCCGGTGAACCAGGCGATGAACATCTTGGAGGCCAGCTGGGTCTTACCGTGACGCGGCGGCAGGTTGATGATCAGGCGCTTCATCCGCCCGGCGGCGAGTTCTTCCAGCGCCGCGCAGATGACTTCGTGAAACCGCTGGGTCTCGTAGCGCGTGTGATCCGGATCGTCCGGAAATCTGGGGGACGGCATCATCAGGCGGGTGAACGCGAGCATCGACGTGGTCGCGTCGAGGATCGCGATCAATCTTTTTAAAACTAATTCGTAACGGGTGAGATCCGCTGCGAGCATCACCCTCGCTCCGCTCGGGCGATGATTTGCTTCGCAAGCATCAGGTATAGATCGCCGGAGTGCCGCCCGCCGTGATCCAGTCGCGATAACGCTGTTTCTGGGTCCGCATGACGCCGACGCCCATCGGCATCGGCCCCGCCGCGAGTGGTTCGGGCGTGTCGTTCAGCAGCAGGGGTTCATCCGCCGAGGGCAGTGGATCTTCAGTCATTTTGGGCGCTCCAGATCTGGGTTTGCGGCGGGTCATGTCATCGTCCCTCGACGGGTTCGACTGGCTCAGCAGGCTTGTCGGCTGGCTCGACGGCCTCAGCCGCGACAGCCACCGGCTCAGTGACGACGACCTCATTCGAGGGTGGTCCTTCCGTGGTCCCGATTGCGTTGCTGGCGGTGACGATGCAAACGGCGGTGCGGCCGATGTCGTCGGGCAGCGCCAGCAGGTAGGTGTCGGTCCCGTCGCCGGCGTCGACCC